GTGGTGCACATATATTCTTTTTCTTTGAGGAGTGGATGAATGCGAGTGATTTTAGAGACAAGGCTGCTGAAATATCTGCTGCTCTTGGGCATGGTCGGTGTGAGATATTCCCGAAGCAAGAACAAGTTCTTGTCGAGAGGGGCGATGTGGGTAACTTCATTAATTTGCCGTATTTTGATTCGGAGCAAACTTTCCGCTATGCGATCCTCAAAACAGAAGGAACGTATAAAGATGCGACACTACAAGAATTCATTGAAGCGATACAAAAAGTCAAAACGAAACCAAAAGATTTCTTAAAGATACCAATCGGTGGGGCAGTAGAATTATATCCTAATTATGTTCCGTGCTTACGTTCATTGATGTCAATAGGTATATTCGAAGGGGGAAGAAACCGAGCTGCTTTTCACCTTGGTGTTTTTTTACAGAGAGCATTTCCTCAAGATTGGAAATCTAAATTAGAAGAACACAATGCAAAAGATTTTACTCCACCACTTACTGCATCAGAAGTTGTGGCAATACAAAACACATTAGAAAAAAAAGAATATCAGTATCTTTGTAAAGAAGAACCTATGTCTTCTCATTGTAATCAGAGTGTGTGTAGAACTTTAAAACATGGTATCGGTGTTGGATCAATGCCTACGATTAGTGGACTATCTGTTATCTTATCGGAGCCAAGACTATGGTTCGTGGATATAGGTGGGAGAAGATTAGAACTAACAACAGATGAACTACAAACTCCAAGACTATTCCAGAGAGCATGTATGGAACAATTAAATTTCATGCCTCCTAAATTAAAAGATAGTTTATGGGAAGAACAGATTAATGGCTTATTGGAAAATTGTAATGAGATAAATGTACCCGAGGAACTTACATACAAAGGACAATTTATATCTCTGTTAGAAACATATTGCACAGGTAGAGTTCAAGCACAAACCTTTGAAGAGATTATGTTAGGTAAACCATACACTGAAACAGAAGACAGTAAGACATACTTTAGACTTGAATCCCTTATGGAGTTCATGAGGCAGAAAAAGTTTGATACTTATACGAGGGCACAAGTTCAAGAGAGGATTAAAGAAATAAATAATGGGGATAGTTCAGTGTTAAAAAAATTTAAAACATCTACAGGTAATTGGAAAACTGTCAGAGTTTGGTGGATTCCAGAAATCACATCCGAGGTAGAGGTAAGCAATCTTAAAATAGAAGCAGGGGAGGCACCATTCTAATGGAAACTGTAATTTTTGGACCACCTGGCACAGGCAAAACTACAACCTTAATTGATATAATTAAGAAATCAATACAAGATGGTATGGATCCAACCAAGATTGCCTTCATGTCTTTTAGTCGTAAAGCGGCAACTGAAGCTAGAGATAGATCGGCAATAGAACTTGGTTTAGATACAAAGCAGATGATTTACTTTAGAACATTACATTCACTTGCTTTTACATGGTTAGGCTTAGATATAAAGTCAGTTTTTAAAGGGTCTGATTACAATGATCTTGGTAAACTTCATGGATTAGAATTTAGATCTGCACCGACAATTAGTTTAGAAGAGGGACCTTTGTTTCAAATAGGAGCTGGTGGAGATAAATATATGTCTCTTATACAAATGGCTCGTGTTAGAGAAGTAAGTTTAGAACAACAGTTTAATGATGCCTGGGATCACACACTACATTGGCAACAATTAAAAGTTTTAGATAAAGGATATCGTGATTATAAAAAGGCAAAAAACAAATTAGATTTTGTTGACATGATAGAAAAATTTATATGGCAAGGCACATCTCCCGAGTTTGATTTACTTATTATAGACGAGGCACAAGATTTAGCACCTCTACAATGGAGGATGGTCAAAGAAGTTTTAGTTCCTAATTCAAAAAAAGTTTATTATGCTGGAGATGACGATCAAGCTATATATACTTGGATGGGTGTGAAGGTTTCTGACTTTCTAAATGCATGTGAAGATAAATTATTCTTAACAAAATCGTTTCGTGTACCGACTGCCGTGCATGAGTTTTCTCAAAACCTTATAAAGAAAGTCTCTACCAGACAAACAAAAAATTGGCAACCCACTAAAAAAGATGGCACCATAACATGGCATCGAGATATACTTGATGTAGACTTAACTAGTGGCGAATGGTTGGTACTTGCAAGAACTAATTACATTACAAATAAAGTATGTAATCGTCTTAAAGAAGACGGCTATCTCTATTGGAGAGAGGGCACTGGTTGGTCTATTTCCCCAAATGTTATCAACGGAATAGAGGTATGGCTAAAACTATGCAAAAACCAAAGCTTGTCTACATCAGAACTGAAGAACTTTGCGAAAATATTGAGCCCGAATATTATTTGCAAACTTGGGAGAAAGCTACTGTCCCTCGGTATAGGTACCGAACCAACTTATACTCTAGACGACATTATAGAGAATTGCAGTTTGAACGCTACACACGAGACTCCGTGGCAGAAAGTCTTGAAAGTATCGGATCAGGAAGTAGCATATATAATGTCAGTGAGGAGACGAGGGGAGAAGATTCTAACGGGGAAACCGAGGATTCGGATATCGACAATACACAAAGCCAAAGGTGGAGAGGCGGATAACGTAGCTCTGCTTCTTGACTCAACCAAGGCCTGCGTAGAAAGTTTAGATCAAGATTCTGAGATAAGAACTTTTTATGTGGGAGCAACTCGTGCTAAAAAAACATTGCACTTAATTGAATCAAACGCATTACATAAGTTTAACATATGACAAAGATATGGATCTTACAAAAGAACAAAGAGGGACATATTTTTTGGGATAGCTATGCTCATGACGAATGCATATTATTAGATACAACGATGGAGAATCCTTTTGATAAAGAAAGACAGAGAATATTTTTTAAAAGAAGCAGAGAAACTAATCAACGGACAAAGAGCTAAAGAGTATGGACCTGCTAAAAAGAATCATCAACGTATAGCCGATATATGGACTATACTATTAGATAAAAAATTAAATGGTGCAATCACTCCAGAGGAAGTTGTGGCTTGTATGATCGGTGTTAAGGTAGCTCGTCTTGCCGAAGATATTTCAAAAGACGATTCTTGGACAGACGTTATTGGCTATGCGGCTTTAGGTGGAGAAATTATAAATGACAAATCATGATCAATATCACTTACTAGATCAAGACATAAAAGATGTTTCTTGGGGAAATGTAGACACGGATTGGGAGCCACCTCAAACACTTCCAGATTTATCACAGCATAAAACTATATCTATTGACTTAGAAACAAAAGATTCAAACCTTTTAACTCTTGGGCCTGGGTGGACTAGAAAAGATGGATACATAATAGGTATAGCAGTTGGAGCTGGCGACAGTGCTTGGTATTTCCCTACGGCACATAAGGTAGGAAACATGCCAAAGAATGCTGTGTACAGTTGGTTAACAAAACTTTGTGCAGACGAAACAATAAGTAAAGTATTTCATAATGCATTGTACGATTTAGGTTGGTTAAGAGCCGAGGGTATAGAAGTTAAGGGTAAGATTATAGATACTATGATTGCTGCTCCTTTGTTAGATGAGAATAGAAAGTGGTACAATTTAAATTCTCTTGCTCGAGATTATCTTGGAGAATATAAAGATGAAAAATTATTAAAGTCTGCGGCAGCCGAGTTTGGTGTTGATCCAAAATCTGGTATGTGGCAACTTCCTCCTAGATATGTCGGTAAGTATGCCGAACAAGACGCTTTAATAACTTTAAAGCTTTGGGAAAATTTAAGAAAAAAAATAACTCAAGAAGAGTGCACAAGTATCTTTGAATTAGAGAGCAGTTTACTGCCTGTACTATTTGAGATGAAAACTAAAGGTGTTCGTGTTGATGTTCAAAAAGCAGAAAAAACAAAGAAAGATTTAGCTAAGATAGAAAAATCACTTATACAAGAGATAGTCAAAGAAACTGGAGTCACGATTGAACCGTGGGTCGCCACATCTGTAGCAAAGGTCTTTGATGCTGTGGGTCTTCCGTATTCTCGCACAGAAAAGTCCGGGGCTCCCATGTTTACAAAACAAGTTCTTGCTAATAACACTCATCCAATTGCACAAAAGATTATAAAAATTAGAGAAATAAACAAAGCCAATACAACATTTGTTGATACTATTCTTGAACACTCGCATAATGGTAGAATACATTGTGATTTTCACTCCCTTAGATCTGATGGTGGAGGAACTGTAACAGGACGATTTAGTTCAAGCAACCCCAATTTGCAACAGATTCCTGCACGAGATCCTGAGATCAAAAAATTAATTCGTGGTTTGTTTATCCCGGAGGAGGGCCACAAATGGGGTTCCTTTGATTATGCATCACAAGAACC